ATTGACTTGATTGAGGATCAGAGCGTAATCGGGATATTGCAATGATCGGCCTGGACATCATCAATCAAGCGATGCGGCGGGCGAATATCATCGCTCTGGCCGAGACGATGGATAACGACACCGCTAACTTCTGCATGAACGTGATGAACGCCATGCTCGACAGTTGGTCGGCCGAAATCGTACCGCTGTACAACATCGTCGATTCGCAGACCGGCGCGCCGCTTCCCGGCTGGACGCTTACGCCCGGGACTGCAACTTATACCATTGGCACGGGCATCGGCCAGTTGCTCGGCGTACGTCCAACGCAATTCGCGGATGTTTACCTGACCGACTCCAACAACGTCAGCTACTACCAAAAGATCATTGAGGCGGATGCTTACTCGCGTCTGATCTACAAGGTGGCGCCTGGGCGGCCCGATCGCGTCTATGTCAACTATCAAGAGACGACGGTTACGTTCTCGTTCTTTACGACGCCAGCTTATGCCGATCAGGTCCACGCGCTCTACTATGCGCCGCTCACACAGCTGGTGACTGTCAATGACACGGTAGTTATCCCACCGGGTTATCGCAAGGCTTACGAAACCTGCTTGGCGGTCGAATTCTGTAGTGCTTTCGGCAAAACGCCGACGCCGCAACTCTCGGCTGCTGCCGACTACGCCAAGCGCATCCTCAACGCGGCGAGCGAGAACGTATACCTATTGCAATCCCCACTGCCGACACAGAAGCGGAGATTCTTCAATATCCTGACAGGAGAGACGGTATGAGTGAGCATGGCTGGACACCGATTCTGGATCGAGTGGTGTGTTACAGGCCGAGCGGCACAGAGACACTTGCAAGCGGGATCGTTGTTGAGCGCAAGTTCGATGAGGAAGTGGAAGTTGAGGTTGCGATGGTTGGTCCGGGTGAACTCGATCAGCATGGTCGGCATGTGCACCCGAATATCAACCCCGGCGATACGGTACTGGTCAACAAGTTCCAGATTCAGAACATTCGCGTGTTCGACAAGGATTGGATTGTCGTGCGAGTGGGCGACGTAAGGGCGATTGTCAATCGTGCTCACGATACTGCGGCCTGAGGTTTGCGCTTCTTGCCTGGAACCGCTGGGCTATGGCGTCTTTCACGCTAATGAGCCCTCATCGCTTACTGCGGTCTGCCGCAATGTCCATTGTCAGTACTATAACCGCGAGTTCCATTGGCCCACGGTCGATGTGCAGAGCGCTGAGACTGCCGCATTACTGCGCAAGCGGAGGGCGAATTGATCAGTCCGTTGTGGGGGGCAGGGGAGGGCTACAAGTCGACTAACGTAAGTCGACAGCGGCGCATTAACTGCTACATCGAGCCGCAAAGCGATACCGATCGCTCGCCGCTCACCATCTTTGGCACTCCTGGGCTGACCCTGTTCACGACGCTGCCGGCGACCGCTCGAGGCGCCCGCACGGTTATCGCGCGTAGTCTCACCTACATGGTGGCCGGCGCGACGCTCTACAGCCTGAATGCGGCAGGTGTGCAGACCGCATTGGGCACGCTCAACACGAATACCGGCCGAGTATCGCTTTCCGATAACGGGACCCAACTCATGCTAGTGGATGGCACGAATGGCTATCTGCTCAACATGAATACCAATGCTTTTTCGGTGATTGGCGATGTTAATTTTCCGAACGGTGCGACGACGGTTGCATTCCTTGGTGGGTACTTCATCGTCAACAAGCCCAATACGGGGCAATTCTGGTGGAGCAACGTCTATGACGGTTCCACGTGGAACGCCTTGCAATTCGCCACCGCAGAGGCGGACCCCGATAACCTCCTCGCCGTCTACGTCATCCACAAAGAACTCTTACTGATGGGCGAAAAGACCATCGAAGTGTGGACGCTCTCGGCGGATACGCGAATCTTTGCGCCGGTCGGCAGTGCGGTTGTGGAGTGGGGGCTTGCGGCAGTCGCAAGCATTGATCGCTTTGGCGACGACACGATCTATCTCGGCCGCAATCGGATGGGGCAATTCCATGTCATCAAGCAGCAGGGCTACAACGTCGAAACGGTATCGACCCCGGAGATAGAGTATGACCTTCAGCAAAGGGCGAACATTAGTGGGGCCACTGCCTATAGCTATCTATGGTACGGACACTACTTCTATCAGATCAATTTCCCCGACAAGTCCTACCTTTACGACGGATTGGCTAATGCTTGGTCGGAAGTTAGCAGCGGACCCGCGGGTGGCCCGTATAGTCGTCATTATGGAGAAATCCGATTCGAGCTTCTGACGACTCCGTATGTCACCGATTACCGCAACGGCAACGTCTATGCGGTCGACAACCTCAACTACACGGATAACGGTGATCCGATCTGCATGGAAGTGGTAACGAAGCACCTGTTTGAGCCCGAACTCGGCTATGTGTCGGTGGATGAACTCCAGATGGATATTGAAGCGGGGATAGGACTTGCCAGTGGTCAGGGGTCGAATCCGCAAATCATGCTGCAAGTCAGTCGCGACGGGGGCCATACGTGGGGCAATGAGCGCTGGCACACGATGGGGCCGATCGGTGGCTATCTGTATCGAGCCCGCTGGCTGATGCTGGGAACGAGCAGAGACTTTGCGTTTAAGCATCGGATCACTGATCCGGTCAAGCGCGTGCTGCTCAATGCCAACTTGAGGGCGCGATGACTGCGATTGCACCCATTAGCAACCAGCTCGAGGCCAAGTTCACGCAGGAGTATGGGCGCGATGGGGTCAAGTTTTTCAATGACTTGTACTTTGGGATGCAGTGGCTATGGGCGAGCGGAACGACGCCGCAGCGACCACCGAATCCCTACCTCGGGCAGATTGCCTACGATACGACGCTAGTCGCCTGGATCGGTTGCGATAACGCGGGTGCGCCGACTAAGGGCGTGCCGCCGCACTGGGTGCAGTTCGTTACCGGTACCGGTGGCGGCGGAACAGTTACCAGCATCACATCGATTCTGCCGATCATCAATACGCCGAATCCGATCACGGGCGTTGGTACGACAGCGCACGCGACAAGCGGCGTAGTGGCCGGAAGCTATACCAACGCGAACATTACAGTCGACCAATGGGGCCATGTCACTACGGCCGCGAATGGTGCGGGTGGCGCTGGGAATACGGGATTTTTTTGGGCTCTAACCCTCGGACAATAAATGGCTGCCCCGAATCTCAACAGCACAAGCCTTACGGTCAATGCGGCGGTGGACACGCAGACGCCTAATGGTCTCAGCGAAGTCAATCTCACCGCCAATGCGGCCGCGAGCGGGCATACCTACATCACGCTGTCGCTGACGTGCACGAACAATTCCGCGGGTGCGGCACAGGCGACGGTGAACTACTACGACGGGACGAATGTGCATAGAAGCCTGTTTCAGGCATCGGTTCCTCCCAATGCGACGATCGAAACCGCGCCCACGCGCAAGCTAGTGCTGGAAGGGTGGACTGTGAAGGTCACGACCGGAACGGCGAATGCATTGGAATTCACCCATCACTATTTGGATTGTCACTAATGCGACCGGTTAGAGGCTGCTGGTATGGTGGACAGATGGCGTCAAACGCCAATACAGTCGAGACGCTATCACCGGATCGTGGCGCGTTCCCGAGCATCCCCAACTCCGTTTATGCCCCTGGTATTTGGACGCCGGACGATATTGCGCATCAGTTGCAACATGAAATGCGTGGCCTGCAATGGCCACCGATGAATGATCCGAACTTCGCAAATGTAGTAACACTCATTCACATGAATGAGCATGGAGTTAATGCCAACTTGCGTATGCTCCCAGCGAGCCGGAATCCGAATGACTCGGACGCCTATGAAAGCGTTGGCGGTGGCGGTGTTGCAGCGCTGCGAAAGCAGACGAGACAGTTCGGGATTTACTCGTTTACTGGGGCATCGAATAGCCGCATCAATCACAATACGAACAATCCAATTGCCCTATCCACGAATGCAATCACGGCTGAGGGATGGTTCTACACTTCGACAACCGGCACGAGCCGTGTGATGTGGGATTTTCGGACATCGAGTGGTGATACGGTGCGCCCCATGATCTATTGTGACGGGACAGGGGGCGGTGCGAATCTCAAATTGGCTTTATTCCGCAACGGCGCGAATATCATCACTTCGGCAGGCAACGTTTCTGTTAATACATTTCATCACTTCGCGTGGTGCAGGGATACCGGAGCAGGTAATAGCTACCTATATTTAGATGGTGTCTCCCAAGGTACGCCCATTGCGGATGCGACTAATTATGGCAGTACAAGCAGCTGCCAAATAGGTAACGACGTCATACTCGCCACGCCGTGGAGCGGCTTTCTCGATGAGTATAGATTGACCGTCGGGGCGGCGAGGTATCCCGGCGGCACGACATTTACAGTCCCAAGCGCCCCGTTCCCGGACTACTGATGGCTGCGCCACTACAAGACATCTTTGCGCTGCGCAGTTGGGGCGGTGGCACCGACGAGTTCGGCAACCCGTCCTATACCCAAGTCGATGTCGGCAACCAGGCCGGTGCGCCAACAATCAGTCAAGTTGCGCAGCAGCTCCAGCAAAGCGGCGCATTGACGCCGGGTAACAGCCCCGCGGCGAATACGGGACAGGGATTCAACGTCGATTACTCCAAACTGCCGACGGTGAACATGGGCGGCAAGCAAGTGAGCGTTGCCAATCTCGTGCCGTGGGGCAACAAGGATCGGACCTACAACCCGAATCTCGTCGTCAATGATCCGAACTATGGCTCGGTCACATTCGCGCCGAACATCAAGTCGAGCGATACCTGGCTCGATCAAGTCGGCAACATGCTTC